AGATGGAAAATACTGTACATTAATTGCTAAATTTTCTGAACTATATAAAGAAAATAAAGAACTAACTATTGTTTTACCAGGTAAACAAAAAAGAAATTTTACTCACATTGATGATACTGTTGATGCTTTAGTTCTTATTGGTAAATTTGGAAAGGGTGATGAATATGGGATTGGATCTGATGAAGCTTTTAGTATTTTAGATGTTGCTAATATGTTTTATTCAGATAAAACAAAAATTGAATTTTTACCAGAAAGAGCAGGTAATAGAATGACTGCTTCGGTTGTAACAGATAAAACCAGAGCATTGGGTTGGGAACCTAAAAGAAATCTAAGAGATTATATATCTAATATAAAGGAACAATGTGCAAAATAATCAAAATAATCAAAATAAAACAAATGTTGTACTATTTTGGAGTTCAAAATATAATGGCGAAACACCTGAACAATATAGAAATACAGAATTAGAACTTTCTGTGTTCACTGAATTAACTTTAGAATCTCATAAAAAATATAATAATACAGAATTATACACTTATCAAAAAATTAAAAATGTGCCTTCACATATTACTATAAAAGATGCAAATGAAATATTTCCATTTGAATTAGCATTTGATGCATTAAAAAGAAATCATAGTATAGCTCATATTTCGGATGCTGTTAGATTAAAAAGAGCATTAGAAATAAATGGAGTTGTTCTTGATTTGGATGCTGTTCAAATAAATCCATTTCCAGATATTCCTTGTTTTACTTGCACAATGCCTGCTAAAACTTCAGGTGGTTTAGCTATAAAATGGGGTAAATCACACCCACCATTTATAATTCACGATGGTTCTTGGGATGGTAAAGCCTTATCAGCATTCCCAATTAAAGTACACAAATGCATTGAACCTGAAATAAATGCTTTAATAGATAGAATCATAAAATGCTTATCGGAAGAACCAATGAAAGATACTAAGGGTTGGAATTATATTATGTGGGAATTAAAAAATATCGCAAACAATAATCCAGCAGTTAAAGTTCTTGAACCAATTAGATGCTGCCCAGTCCCAGCTTGGAAATCGGCCGGTAATTGTTATACACTTGAATCTCCAACAAAATTTGACGGTAAATCAGAATTATTTGGTTATAAATTACCTTCAATTGATGAAATCTTTGAAAAATCTTATGTTGTTCAGCACTTTTTTGAAAGTTCATTTAAGAATTCAGAAAAATCAAAAGCAGATTTTTTCTATAATGTAAAACCTGGTTCAGTTCTATATAAAGAGATGGAACATATATTTGGAAAGGATAATAAATATTTTAAATTAATTTCTACTGATGAATGGTAGAAATTAATATATTTTTAAATATAATTTTTAAAGAAAATAAAGGATATAAATGAAATTTGAAACAGCTTGGAAAGAAGAATTTAAGTACTACGAAAGATGTTATGATGAAAAATTAGGAAAATCAATTAAAAGAGAAATAAAACCACTTTTTGAATGGTATGAACCAAATTCAATTGGAATGTATACATCGGTTATTGATGACACAATTAAATTAACAAAAAAAGAATCATATTCTTCAAAAGAAGGAAGAGATAAACACGGTTTTTTGGATCCTTTATATAAAAGCATAAGAGATAATTATTGGAATAAAGATTTATATTGCACTGATGCAAATATTTGGTATCTTGATATTGAAACAAGGTCAAGTGCTTCATATAAAAATCCAGGTTCAGAAAAAGAAATAAAAATTAAAAATAAAGAATCTGGTACAGAATATATTGAAAGTGCAAATAAATTAAGAACAGCATTTAAAAATGGTAAAGAAGAGAATTTTCTTTACTTTAATTCATTAGAAAATAAATGGGAAGAACTAAAAGGTTCTTATTATTTTCAAAGAAATATTGGATTTCCAGTACCTGAAAAAGCATTAGAAGAAATTGTTCTTATGCAATTCTATGATAAGAATTCAAAAACAATGTATGTTATTGGTGATAGAGATTGGAAACATAAAGATGATTATGATTTTCAATATAATCTAAAATTTATAAATGCTGGTTCTGAATTAGAAATAATTGAAACTTATTTAAAGTTATTTAAGACATTGGACCCACTTATTATTTATGCTTGGAATGGTATGGGGTTTGACTACCCTTATATTCACAATAGATTAAAAAAATTAGGAATCGACTCAAATAGATTATCAAATTATGGGAATGTTTCATATTCTGAAAGGGAATTTCAGGGTAAAATTGAATTTAGATTTAGAGCAGATGGTCACCATTATATAGATTTAATGGAAGTTTATAAAAACTTTGTTTTTAAACCTAGAGCAAGTTATAGTTTAAATGCTATTGCTGAGGTTGAAGTAAATGATCAAAAAATAAACCATACCGAATATGAGCGATTTGACGACTTTTATCTAGGAAATTATGAAATACCATTAAATCCAACAGAAGAACAAAAGAATTCTAAAATTTATAATGAAGCGATTGCCGGTAATTGGGCAGAAGTTAGAGAATTAGCATATTCCGATTTTTGTTATTATGGTGCTAAAGATACATATTTATTGGTTCTTATAGATAATAAATTAAAATTCACACAATTACAATTTATGATTGCAGAAAAAATGGGTGTTTTATTATCTGATGCTACAGCAACAGTTAAACCTTGGTCTCAATATATTGCCAATATGTCTTATTTAGAAAATAAAGTTCTTCCCCCTAGAACTGAACATGGTTCACCACATGTTGTTGGTGGTTATGTTAAAGACCCACAAAAAGGTAAACATAAATGGTGCATTTCCGAAGATGTCAACAGTATGTACCCACTATTGGGAATGGTTGGGTTTAATATGAGCCCAGAAACATATGTTCCAATGCATAAAGTTCCTTCAGATTTAAAAGAAATTTTATTAACTTATTTTAATGACCAAGATGAAGGAAAAAGATTAGAACTAGATAAAAATATTTGGGCTAAAACAACTGAATTACTTCAAAAATATAATTATTCGTTAGGAATAAATGGTGCAGTTTTTACAAAAGATAAACTTGGTATGATTCCTAATACAGTTATGACAATATATTCATCGAGAAAAGCAGCTAAAAAGAAACAATTCAAATATGAACAACAAAAGGTTCTTATAAAGGATATTATAGAAAGAAAAAAGGGAATTAATGGGTAGTTTGAAATATTTAAGATATTACTATAAACTTATGAATAAAGCTTTTTTAGAAAAAAGAGAAAGAACAGGTGAAAATAGATTATATGAAGGTCATCACGTGAAATTAAATTGCTTAGGTGGAAAAAGAATAGTTTTATTGAGTGCTAGAGAACATTATATAGCTCACTTCTTGTTATATAAACATTATAAATCAAATGGAAATAAAAATACAAAAATTAAAAGTGCTCGTGCTTGGAATTCAATGACATTTCAAAGTGTAGATAATATTAAAAGGTATACTTCACATACTTTTGAAATTGCTAGAAATGCACATTATGAAAGCTTAAGAGGTGATAATCATCCATTTAGAGTTAATGGAGTTCCAGAAGATTTTGGTAAAAAAGTATCAAAAGGAATGGAAAAATTATCCGATGAATGGAGAGAAAATGCTGCAGAAAATATGAGAAATGTACGAAAAAATATGACACCAGAGCAAGAATCCAAAAGAAGAAAATCAGTAAGTAATATTATGAGTGCAAAAACAGGTGATAAGAACCCAATGTATGGTATACCTTGTTCAGAAGAAAATAAAAAGAAAAAAAGTGAAAAATTAAAAGGTATAAAGAAAACTGAAGAACATTGTAAAAACATTAGTTTAGGTTATCAAAAAAGAAAAGAAGTTGTTTGTCCTCACTGTGAAAAAACAAGTAAAAATGCTGGTGCTATGAAAAGATTTCACTTTGATAATTGTAAATTTAAAGATAAAGGAACTGAAGATAATGAGTAAAGATATATTAGAATATACAAGAGATGAACTAGAAAATTTATCTATTGATGAATTAAATAAATTAGCTTTAGAAGCAGAATCTAAAGAAAATGAATATAATACAAGACAATTGGTAGAAAAAGTTTTAATGAACTCATTTAACTAACATAGGGTGAGTATAAACAGGTTAAACTGCTGGAATATCCTTAGAGCTTCTTGAACTACAAAGTAACTAGAAATAGTAAGCTTGAATGTTTAAAAATCAAGAAGATTGGACAATCAGCATCGAAATTTCCGTATAGGAAAACGTTCAGAGACTATAATCCTGCACTTAATGTGAATGTATAGTCCAGACCACAAACTATTTAATGGGTGTCCGAAAGGCATAGTGGTAAGGTATGGAGCTTTAGCGAACGCGCACTTTAGCTTATTTAATGAGCAAATGGCTGCCGCTATTACTGGTAATGGAAGATATTTTATTCAGAAAAAGGCTAATTATGTTGAGAAAAAATTACAATCATTAATACAATCTAAAAAAGAATATCTTCTTTATGCGGATACAGATTCTATTTATTTTCACATTGAACCTTTTATGTTAAAATATCAAGAGCAAAATCCAGATTTAACAATATCACAATATGTTGATTGGGCAAATTCATTTGAAGAAAAGGTAATTCAACCAACAATTCAACAAACTGTTGATGATTTTGCTCATGAATTAAATGCTTATAATAAAGATGTGATTAAATCAGAAAGAGAAATTATTTCAGATTCTGCACTATGGGTAGCAAAGAAAAAATATTTAGCAAGAGTAAGAGATTCAGAAGGTACTAGATATCCAGATGACAATCCATATATGAAAGCAATGGGACTTGAAATTGCAAAATCATCAACATCTGTTTGGGCTAAAAAGAAATTAAAAGAAAGTATAAACAAAATACTTGATGGGACAGAAGAAGAGTTATCAAATTGGATTAAAGAATTAAAAATTGATTTTGTTAAAGCAGATTTAAATGATTTAGCACAAGTTGGAGCTGCATCTAATTTGGATTATGATTTAAGCGATAAAGGAGTTCCTTTTGGTTCAAGAGCAGCAATATGTCATAATATCTATATTAAAGAGTACAACAAAGATGAAACATATTCACCAATTCAAGCAGGTGAAAAAACAAAAAGACTATTTTTAATTGAACCAAACCCATTAAAAACAAATATAATTGCTTATAGTTCAGATAATTTTGTAAATGAAATAAAAGATTATATTGATTATGATACAAATTTTGAAAAAAGTTTCTTGAATCCACTTCAATTAATGGTTGAGTGTTTGAATTGGGACTTAAATAAGAAAACTGAATCACTAGATGATTGGTAATAGAAATATTACCTTTCTTATAAATAATATAAAAAGGAATTAAATGAAGCAATATTTAGATTTATGTCAAAGAATTATAGATGATGGGCATTGGATTGAAAATAAAAGGACAGGGCAAAAAGTAAAAACTATCATAAACGCTGATTTTACTTATGATGTTGATGAAGGTAAATTTCCAATGATAACAACTAGAAAAACATTTTATAAAGCTGCAATTGGTGAACTTTTGGGATACTTAAATGGATGTTCAGATGCTATGGAATTTAAAGAAAGATTTAAAACTCCTACTTGGTTAGCTAATGCTAATGAAAATGAAAGTTGGTTAAAAAATCCATTTAGAACAGGCGAAAATGATATGGGAAGAGTTTATGGAGTTCAAGGTAGGGAATGGACTAATAGTAGAGGTCAAAAATTTGACCAATTAAGAAAGATTTATAATAATCTAAAAAATGGTATAGATGATAGGGGTGAAATTTTAACATTTTGGAATCCCGGTGAATTTGATCAAGGGTGTTTAAGACCTTGTATGTACCAACACCAATTTTCACTTTTAGATGGTGTTTTATATTTAAACAGTACACAAAGAAGCATTGATGTTCCTCTTGGTTTAGTTTTTAATCAAATTCAAGTTTATGTTTTATTAGCATTAATGGCTCAAATAACTGGACATAAAGCAGGTAAAGCTTATCATAAATTAGTTAATGCACATATTTATGAAAATCAAATTGATTTAATGCGTGAACAGTTAAAAAGAGAACCTTTCGAATTACCAAGATTAATTATTAATCCTGATATTAAAACTCTTGAAGATATAGAAACTTGGGTTACTGTTGATGATTTTATTGTTGAAGAATACAAACATCATGATCCAATTCAATATCCATTCTCGGTTTAAAGGAATAAAATGAGTTTAACATATGAAGAATTAAAAAATATGCAAATAGGTGAAGAATATTATGAATCTAGTCAATATGCTAATATAAAATTTACAGTAAAATCAAAACCAATAGAAAAACAAAATGGAGATTTAACACAATTAACTTGGATTGGTTCAGTAAAAGATCAAGAAGATATTGACTATCTTATAACTAAGGGGTTAGAGCATTATGGGCCAAAAATTTATAAATTTCCAGCTTATGTTGGAGTTGAACAATGGGGATATTAAGGAGAACATATGAAATTTGAAAATTATACAGATGTATTTTATAAAATAGATAATGAGGGTTTAGGATATTTCATAGAAAATTATGCATCAGCTGATTCAATGCCAGATAAAACTGGTGAAGAATTATTTAGAATTGCAGAAGAAGCATTATTTAATTTTTCTAATTATGTAGAGGAAAAAATGGAATTAGAAGATATTACTGAAGACTTTGGGGTTGAAGATTTTGAGTGATAAAAATATTAATCTAATAGTTGCTTGTGGAAACAATGGGCAAATAGGAAAGGATAATAAATTACTTTGGCACATTCCAGAAGATTTTAAGCATTTCAAAGAAAAAACAACAAATTCAGTAATAATTATGGGAAGAAATACTTATGAATCTTTACCCGGAATGTTACCAAATAGAATCCATATTGTTATTACATCTAAAGAATTGGAACAAAAAGATAATTTATATGCAGTGAAATCAATTGAAGAAGCAATTGATTTATCTAAAAAGTTAGTGTACTCCGAAGATGAAGCTATTTGGGTTATTGGTGGTGCTCAAATATATAATGAATTTATTAAAAGAGATTTAATAAATAAAATATATTTAAGTTCAATAAATTATTCTGGTGATGCCGATGCATACTTTGATTTGAGATTTTTAAGTTCAGGTAGATATACTATAAAATCATCTGAATATTTTGAGAAGAAAGACAACACACCTGAATGGTCATTAAAAATATATGAAAGGATATAAATGCTAGAAGATAAAAATATTATTTTGGTAAATGGTTTGCCTAGAGCAGGGAAAGATACATTTGCTGATTATATGGTAAAAAAATATGGTTTTGTTAAAATGAGTTTTGCAGATGAGTTGAAGGATATTGTTTGCAGAACATTTGATATTTCGAGAGAAGATTTAGATTATTTTAAGAATGATCAAATAGAACTTTGCTATAATAATGGTGGGAGATATGAAGAAGTAATAAATTTTAGAGATTTATTAAGAAGATTTGGAACTGAAGGTATGAAACCAGCATTTGGTGATTCTGTTTGGGCAGATGTTCTATATAGAAAAATAGAACAATCAAAACACAAAAACATAATTGTACCTGATTTTAGGTTTTTATGTGAGTACAAGAATTTAGATAATATAAAAACTGTTTTGGTGCAAGATGAAAGAGAACTGCCATTAGAAGGACATTCATCTGATGTCGAACTATATCAAAATAATTTTAAATTTAATTATGTTTTATATAATAATAAAGATGAATCTTTTTTCAAAGAAATTGATAATTTAACTAAAGAATTAATTAAAAATTAATAAAAGGTTGTATATAATTATTCACATTTAAAAATAAAGGAATAAAATGAACCAATTCAATCATCAAGAAAAAATATTTAAAAAAGTACAAAAAGCTGAACATAATTTATTTAAAAATTCTTCAAGTTCTTCGAGAACACAAGGTAGTGATTTAACTAAAAAATTAGCAGAAGCAATTTTTAATGCTGATATAACAATTTACCCAAAATATAAATTAATTGATGCAGGAGGAACAATTTTAATTGAAACTTCTGCCGGTGAATTTAAGTCTTTAGGATTACATCATATGTCAGAAGAAGGAGTTCTTTGCAATGATTTGGAAACATTCATTAAATGGGAAGATTTTTCAAAATAAAATTAAAATAAAGGATTAAATATGTTTCCTACTATGTGGAGTTCTTTAGATAAGAATAAAAATGCATCAGCAGAAGACTTAAAAAAAGTTTCTGCATTTATGTTTTGCAGATGGTTGGCTGGTAATCCCAGTACAATCAGAAAAGCAGCCGAATATAATATTTACCCTGATATTCCTGTTGAAAATATGTACTACAGCACAAAATATGAATTTGCTGGTAAAATTAGAAATATAAAATGGGTAAAATCAGAAACAGAAGATATTGATCAAAATACAATTGATATGCTATGTACGCATTTTAAAATTTCTGTTGAAAAAGCAAAAGAATATTTAAGTATTATATCATCAGAAGAGTTGGAGTACTTAAAAGAATTGTACAGGCCTAGAAAATAAATTATTCAAAAGAAGTTAGAGCAGTTAGAGCATTCACGGGTTCAATAATTTTGTGTGATATGCTTTTATGAAATATAACTTCTTGTGAACTATTAAATATTATCTTTATTTGTATTTTAGTGTTCACTACTTCAATTTCGTTAAATTGTGAATCAAAAATGAATATAAATATTTTAAAAAGGAAATAAATGAATGAAGAATTAATAGTACTTCTCCACAACGACCTCGATGCTTTCGGATCTCAACTTAATATAGAATATAAAATGCCAAATGTTAGGAAAAAATATTTCTATACAAATTATGGAGATTTACCAAAAAAAGTACAAGAGATAGAAGATTATATAAAACAACACGGAAATACACACTGTTTAATGGCTGATGTATCTTGGAGTACACACCCAAATGAATTGCACATAATGTGCAATATGTTTCAAAAAATAACACTAATTGATCACCACTTGTACCCAAATGGATTTTTTGATAACTATCCAAAACTGAAGGTCCATTGGGATAAAAGTAAATGTGCAACATTATTATGCTATGAATATTTTAATAATCAAAATGATAATCTTTATAAATTATCAAAATTAATTGATGTTTATGATATTTGGCAAGATTCACACCCAGCCTTTGATATTTCTCAAGACTTAAATAGATTCTTTTGGGAAATTGGAATGCAAAAATTTGTGAACGATTGTATATCGTCAGGTTATACATTACCTTATTATTATAAATCTGTTGTTGATTCTATAACAGCTAGATATACTGAAGCAATTGAAAAATACGAAAATAGAAAACTTATACATAGAACTGAAAAAATTACTCTTGCGTTTGTTGACGATTGGTTTAACGAGATATTAGTTCAAGAAATGAAAAAAGAAAAGGATTTTGTTATTAATGCAACGTCATTTGGTATTATGAAAATAAGAATAAATAATAAAGCAAATATCACATCTGAAATGAAAGATAATTTAAGATTAATATTAACTGGAACAAAAGACATTGGCCATCAAAATGCTTTTACATATAAGATGAAAAATTCTGTTTCATTTGAAAATGTTATGAATGAAATGAAGTACATTGTCCAAAATATTAATGATATATGTTATAAGGATAAAATATGAAGAATGTAAGGAATAATTTAATAATTGGGTGTGTCATTATTTTAACTGTTGCTTGTGGATTATTTGTTTCAATAGTAAATGAACCCAGTATAATTAATTCAATAAAGAGTATAAAAAGGATAAATAATGGCTGAAATTAATCCAGAGTATATAAACCACTTAGAAAAACAACTACATTCTGCTAAAATAATGCATTTTAAGAAGGTTCAAGAAATAAATGAAATTTTAAAATTCATTGAAAGTACTGAAACAGAATTAATCAAAATAAAACCTAAAAAATCTACTGAAACATTAGAACTTTCTGATAATTTAGAATGTTCTGATATCTAATCTTAAAATTCCGAGGTTCTTCTCGGAATCTCATAAATACAATCATTTAAATAAACTTTAATACTTATTAATATATAATAAAGAAAAAATAAAAGGAGACTTATGTTCGGAATCATAATATTTGGAATTATATTTTCTGTTGGATTAATAGCAATTATTTTCACAGGATTATATGTTATTCTAACAAAAAGAAAAAAGGAATTAAACGCTAAGTTCGTTATGGTGTTATCTTCAATTTTAGTAATAGTATCATTTTGGTTATCGTATAAAATGTTTACAGAAATGATCTGGTATCATTATGATAGTAAACATACTGCATCAAAAGGTATATTATTTAAAGATACTTTAATGCTTTCAGAGCACAAATTAATTGGTTCATCAGATTACATTATATTTAAAATGGATATGTACAGTCGTTCTGATAGACAATTAGAAGTTATAAATGTTATTCAAAATGAAAATAAAACTAAGGATATTAAATGAAGGAGTTAATTGGCAAAAAAGTAAAAATTCAAAAAGATTTTGAATTTTTACGAATTCTAGCTGCTTTGAAAAATCTAAATGTACATACAGCATTAATTTCTGATAAATCTGAAGTTCATAGTTTATTTTTTAAAGAGAATGAAACATTATTTCTTCTAAATAAATCGATATCTGATGCAGAATTTGAAAATGCCGATTTTGAAGAAATTAGCTTTGAAGATTTCTTGAATATACTTGATATTAAAAATAAAGATGATTCAAAATTATCAGAAAAATACAACTCTAATAATTATGTTCACATAAAATTTAATTCTGAAAATTTTTTATTTAACAAAAAAGAAATTTCATATCTGCATTATAAAGAAAAAGATAAAAACTTAATTATTAATCTTTGTAATAACGATAATATTGTATTAACAGGTATTTCAGAAGAAGATTATTTAACAATTAGAAAGATGTTTTAATGTTCAGTTTAATTTATGAAACACAGGATGGCTCTATTACTGACCAAGGGTATGTGTATAATTTATCTGATTCTTGTCTTTTTAAAACAAAAGCGTTCAATAGATTTAACAGAGAACACATAAATGTCACGATCACGGAAATAAAAGGTAAAAATTGGGATTTTACTTTAAAAACATTTGTTGAAGTAAAACAACAAATTAAAATTTAATTTAGCTTTTATATTCTTTAGTATATAATATTATATTAAAGGAGAACAAAATGCAAAATTATATACAAACAAAAGATAAATACATAATTTATGACGATATATCAAAAACATTTAAAACTGATATTACGTGTTATATGTCTTTTCTATCAGACGGAACAATAAATTGCTTTAATGGGTTTGGTGAAACTAAGTATTTTAAATATTTAGGGATAAAGGATATAAATGAATTGGAAATTTATGAAAATTCATCTATTGTTGAATTAGAGTACTTAACCAATACTTGGCAAAAAGCTATTGGTTATTTTACTTATGACGTAAAAACGTTTTCTTATATATTAATGATTTCTAAATCATTAAGTATTCATATTGGTAAGTTTCAATATAGAAATATTAAAATTGTTGATACAATACAAGAAAACAAATTAAAATTATTTTAGGATATTAAAATGAATAGAACTTTAGAAGAAATTTTAGATATTACAACAGAATATAAAGTGCTATGCACAAATTATGATACAGATACAAAATTTTGGGTTAGATTATATGGTTCTGTGTACTATGATGTTATTCTTAATTCTGATGAATTAAACAAAATAAAAGAAACTTTAAAACAAAAAGAGTTCTAATGCAAGTGTATGATTCTAAAGAACTTTTTGATATTTTATGCAGTGAAACATTTAAACTTGTATCAATTAAATCTCCTGACGCAAATAATATAACAATAATAAATTTTATGAAATTCATATTTTATTAGAATCAGAATATACAAATCCAATAATTCAAAGTAAAGAAAACATATATTGAATAAAAGAAATAAAAAATATTGAAATTTACACTATTGATGATATAATTAATAAGAACCTTAATAAATCTTTAAACAAAATAAGTATATAATTCATTATATAAAGGATTAAATGTGAAAAACCCAGATAAATTTACTTATAAAATTAAATTCTATAAAAAACAATATAGAACTATAGCAGTTTCGGATATTGAAGCTATTTCACATATTGCATATATAGTTTCAAAAGATTATTCATGCACTTTTGAACATGCTAAAAATAAATTAGAAATTGTTGGTAAATCTTTTCATTCAAAAGGTGAATATAAGAATACAAAGAAAGATTTTAAAAAAATAAATGAATTATATTCTGAATTATATTTAGAACAAGCGAAAGAATATGAAAATCAAATAAAGGAAGAATTATGAAAGATAAATTATTTACTATAAAGTTAAATAGAAAAGAATTAGCTGCTTTAGCGGTGTTTAAACCTGAATTAAAACAAATTTTAGATGATTATGATAATCATTATAACATCTATGTTGATAAAATTGTGCACTTATTTGGTGTTTTAAAGTATTTATCAGAAAAATCTATTAAAGATGAGTTATCAAAAATAAGATTATTAAGAAATTTATTACAGAATTATTTCTTTTTAGATAGTACTAAAAATTTTATTTCGGAGTTTTTCTTAAATAATTCGGATTATTGTAAATTTATCGGGTACATAGATTCTATTTATAGAGTAACTTTAGATATAATAGAGAATGATTTATCAGATGAAGATTTATTAGATTATCAAATTCTATTTAAAGAATATTTGGAAGATTTGTCTAAATTAAAATTAACAGATTAAAGGATTAAAATGAGTACGAAAAAAGAAAAACAAGAAATGATTGAAAAAAGATTTTTAAATTATAAAGATGAAAGATATGAAGTAACAAATGTATTTTCACACCAACAAAGAGATTATATTACAATAGATGTTAAAGATTTAGATGGTAATCCATATACAATTTGTGATATTAATGATACTTTATATAAGAAAATAGAAAAAATAAGAGTTCCAAAGGTTTAAAATGAAAAATATTTTAAAATTAATTTTAGTACTAAGTGCTGTTTTTGTTTTAACTGGATGTACAGAAAAAGATAAAACTGAAGCATTACTTAAAAAGCAGGGTTATACTTATATAACAATTAATGGTTATTCTTTCTTTGGGTGTTCTAAAGGCGATACATTTAGAACAAAATTTTACGCAAAAAGCCCATCAGGCGAAACAATTAGTGGTGTTGCTTGTAGTGGTTGGTTAAAAGGAACAACTTTAAGATTTGACTAAAATTTAATACTACTTTAATATTCTTTTGTATATAATTATAAATATAAATTAAAA